TTGCTCGTTGCGGCTCTTTTCTTTTTGTTTGCCGCCGCAAGTTTCGCCCTGCCCGCTTTTGAGCTTTTTAGCTTCTTAATTGTTTTGGCGGGTGCATAGACCTCGCCTGTCTCGGATGACTTCTTACCTGATGCGGTGCGCCACTTCTGCTTAGTCCATCGATTGAGGGACTTCTGTGACTTCTTGAGTGGCATTAGCGGTAACCTCCGCCTTTCGCTTTGTATTCTTTTGCAAGCATTTGTGCTTTGCGTGCTGACCATTGGCCTGCTCTACCGCCCTTCGATCCACGCTTAATCTTCTCAAATAACCTCTTACGCATGGTGGGCTTTGTATAGTTGCCCGCCTCGTTTACGCGGGACTTCGTCTTTTTCTTCGCTACCATTTCTTACAAGACCAATACCCTGCGGTCAGTTTAGACTTCTTTTCATCGCACTTATGTCTTGCTCGGAAGGATTTACGCCGTGCGGGTATATTCTTTTTGATAGACATGTTAGGGTCACCGAATCTGACAAGGCGTACTTTATCGCCCTCCTTAGCAAGAACAGCAAACTTCTTGGACTTACCTGGGGTCCTCTTCGGTTTATTATAACCACTAAAGCGTTCACCTCTGTGAGTAATACTCACTTCTTCTTGCGTTTGACCATCTTCTTTCCGGTCTTCTTTGCGTAAGCTTTAGCCGCCGCTTTGCCTTTTGTGCCGTAACCGAATTTTTTCTTACCTACCATTGGCATAATATATGTCCCTTTCTATGCCGCTTCTGTCTGAGCGGTTTGTCCGAATTGCGTAGGTGCCGCACCGAGTCTTCCAATGACAGCATTTTGCTTCTGTACAATCTGCATCTGACGCTGTTGCATGTAGTTCTCGATTCGCTCCTGCAATGCCGGATCTTGCTGTGCCTTCTGTTGAATATCAGGCTGTGATAACCATTGTTGAAATACTTGCATCTTCATTTCATGAGCATCCTGTGGACGGACATTTGGAGGTACTCCTGCGACTAACTCCGCTATTGTCTGTCTTTCCTCATCAACCGCTTTCTGAGATGCAGTCTCTTTTGGTATGATGATTTTCTCAGATGCACCAGGCATGATCTGTCCTACTGCAAGTTGTAAAAGTCTTTCGGTATCTAAAGTGCCTGATCTGTCGAGCGCAGGGGCAAGCTCCGCAATTGCTCTTACTCTCTCTAGCATTTGTGCAGGATCTTGGGTTGCCACATCAAATTGCAAATAGAAGTCAAATCTTTCATTTGCTCTGCCTTTATTAAACTTCTGTACATCCTGCATTCCGGTAACACGGAAAAACTCAACATCGGGACCATACTGCTGATACAGCGTCCATACCTGATCAAATACATATTTGAGGTGAGTAAATACTTTATTAATTACCGCTTGCTGTTTGTTCTGTGATTCCACTTGGTCAACGCCTGGGGCGAAGTTACCAAAGTATTTATCGAACATTTCTTGGATATATCTGCGTACTTCCACATTGCCGCCATCAAAGCGTGGTGTGTCTGCCCAACGGATCTCGCCAGGTGTACGATACGGAACACGAACCCCCGGGCCCCACTTTGTTGGAGGTCTACCGAGGGGGTGTTCTAGTGGCGGTAAAGTTGCCAATGACTGACGATCAATCATCGAGTCAGTCTCAATCTTCATCACCTGCTGTAACGGTTCACCGAGTTCAGGTATTGAGCGGGAAGAGTAAAGTCTTTTGCTAGTTTGCTCGTACTTAGTAATCACGAACGGATACTTGCCATGAGCATAATCTAGCAACTCATGCTTGGCATAAAGGTCAGGTACATCAGGATGCATGATCGTGCAGTAGATGCCCGGTATATCATCCTCATCGAGCAATCTTTGATAACAGTACACTATTCTAATAGTCTCATCATCATCGCGGATTACTTCGTCCATTTGGCGGACATTGTACAATGTGTCATCCCTTTGTGTATACTGAGATAACTCCATTGCCTTCTCGACAAACTCCTCATCCCAACCTTCGGATGCAATCTTTGCACGCAATTGTTCGGGGGTCATATGTAACACATGAAATACATATGGTGCCTCCTGCGGATCAATTGTGTAGTTGGGCCAAAATACATCCTCATCAGGGGCAAGGGCTTTGAGGCGTGGTCGGTTTATAACCTGGCGGGTAACGGGAACTGTGGTTGTACCTTCCTTGCGTAGTTCGCGAAGCATAGCTTTCGCTTTCGACTTGGATACATTAAATTGCTCTTTCAACGCGGCGGATAATTCCTCATCCATGCTTCCGTCCTGAATTACTTCTGCAATCTGTGGAAGTGCCTGTGCTATTTCATCCAGGCGGATAGTCTGCTGTTGTTTTAAGTCCTGGGAATCGTACCACACATAATGGCACATAAGCCCTTTCTCAAAGAAGTGATTCAGACCAAGCTCCAATTGATCGTAGAACTCTTCCATCTTGGTATTAATCAACCAACGAAGGAACATCGATATCACATTAGCACGCTCGATGTCACCGGATTCAACAGGAGTGGCTACTATATGTGCCTGTCTTACCGCATTCATAACCATCGCAACACACTTGTTGATCTGATTATCCACCATGCGGATCTCTTGGTCACTCGCTCCATCCCACGGAAATACATCTCCTGTGGAGCTAAGATTGGAATGCTTCTTAAAATCGTCAGACTTACCTGACCACATGCAGTTCCTTACATCATAATCCCGCTGTCTGCGGTCTAACCACTCGCCTAAGTCTGCTTGTGTACGGCGATAAGTTTCCGCAAGATAATTTATGTCAGGCTCTTTACTGACATATAAAAGTTCGGGATCGGACGCAGACTGCATATGCGTAGCATAATGTAGTCTTTTGTAGTTGACATGGCAAGATTAATACCCTCCACCACCTGTACACATCAAGCTATTGTGACTGATGTGATCAGCACCGCTAATCATTAGGTATCTTATACAATCTACGAAATCCTTAAAATGCTCCTGTCTCGAACTGCCCGTGTATTCTAGCATCGAGGATATCAGATTCTCGCACCTGTCAGACACAAAGAGTTTGGGTCTGTTCTTATCCGTCATTGGCTCAGTATCATCCCATGCTAGTGCATCATTGATCTTTGCAATACCCGCCTCTACTTCCACGCCTGGAGCGGGTCGCATAACAAACTCAAGATTCGCCATTGTGTTAATTATGTTACTCTCACCTTCCTTCTCCCTGACTGTGGCGGCTCCCATGCGCGGGTCAACGATTCGCTCGAATATATCCTCGCCTTCCTCCAATGCCTCGAAGTGATCGCGGTAGTCTACATATCCCCAACCGAGGGGCCTTTGGGCAGGGCCGGGCTTTCCCACGCTCTTACCTACGGCATTAACATGCGGCAATGCCCATTGGCCCATCGATGAATCGGGGAACTCACGATAAACATAGATTGATCCGTCCTGCATCACACCCGCCCATATCGCCACCCACGGTTTACTTCCGCCAGGATCGCATACAAAGTATCGGGTGGCACGCACCGTAGGGTCGGCGATGAAGGGGATTCGTTCATGGGGGACGACATTAGTCTCGCGGTTGAACTTAGGGAATCTCCCCTCCATCGCCTTGCTAGGGATGCCGTATAGGCGAGCGAGTTTTACCTCTTGTGGTTGCTTGGAGTAGGTGCGGATCAGTTCGCTGTAATCAACAAACGGGGACATCTCAGACCAAAAATAATAAATTCTACAATCAGGCCAATTGGTGGATATCTGCTCTACCGGTAACTCACGCCCCATCAGTTCGCTGTATCTCGACTCCACCGTCTCAGCGCCTTTCAAAAGACTATTAATCAATGGGGTCCACCCTTGCAAGGTGGTGAAGGTTAACAGCACCCGTCCGTGGTAATCAACTGTTCTACCTCCTACCAATGTCTCGAATATCTGTTCAGGTGCCTCCTCATCCATATGAATGCAATGCGCTGACCATCCCTCAAATATCTGAGGGTCTGCCTGATACTGCCTATAGTTATTAAAAGATATTGTACTCCCCCGTTCCGCACCTGGCGTGGTTGGCGGTAGGATCGCCTTGGCGGAGTTAAATCCATTCTTCTGCGTATACTGCAAGGAATGATTCTCGCTCTTCTTCTTTGCCCGCTTATATCTCATGGGAAGTGCTTCCCATATGTACCTTTGGGCATCCGCAATACTTCGCTCCTCCGACACATGCAATGAACGAATCTCAGCTTCGGGTATGGTCTGTGCCATATGCACAAGAAGACGGGACGCGAAAGTTGTTTTGGAACTCCGGTTTCCACCAAGCACCACATGGATCTTTGTATCCTTCCAATTATCCATCACCCTGCGCCATCCAGGTAATGTCCATCCCCATTGGATTGGATCTTCCTTCTCCGACTCCGGTTGGTCCAATATCAAACGGGACAATGTTTCCGCACGCTCCTGCGGTAAGGCATCTATCTCCTCACTTGATAATGCACACGCAAGCTCGCCCTTCTCATACTTCAAATCAGATATCCACGGAATACCAAAGTGGGCATCTACCTCATCGGCGTAGGTTATCTTAGGCATAACCCTCCACTATCGTGCAATCCTTTGGATCTATACGGAAGATTGGTTCTATATCCTCCGAGTCGCGGGTTGCTCGCGTCCTGCCTCCTAGTTCAAACTTATATTTCTTACTGAAATCCCATGTATGAAAACATAATGCATCCTTGCATCTGAAAATCAGAGTAAACTTCTTACCGCTTGTCTCGTATAACTGCTTTGCCGCCTCAATCTTCTTGTACGAAATCATAAACGGAAACTGCCCATAGTTAATATTTAAACACTTTAACTCCGCCCATCCGTAGTGATCGCCCTTCTCGATGAGGAAATCCACCTTGTACTTCACAGGATTTAGCTTATGGAACACACAATCCCACACCTTGCTTAAAAATCCGCATACCTCCTTCTCGTTATCGAGGTCCTGCTGTGTCTCGTACTTGGGCCTCATATTTACTCGTAAAAAATAATGGATAATGCCAAACCTGTTGCAGTTCCTGTCATCGCTCCTCCGGCGTACATAAACTTCGCACCAAGGTCAGACTTACTAATATCCTGAACATTGAATGTCCAAACGAGGCTAATTAGAAAACCAACTACTATTGAGCCGATAATTTTATGATTAGCAATCTGCCATGTATTCAATGAGATCAATGAAACCTGCACCCAAGCTAATATAAATAATCTCATACTCCGCACATCCCTTCGCACTCTGCCATAAAATCCCATGTGAGTTGGCCTTTGTCCTCGTCTGAGTCAAAGTCAATCTCGCCTAGAGGCTTGCATGACTTATGAAGGTAAACCTCCATGCATAAATCTGTAGCGTGCTTTTTATGCTGTTGCCTTATTTGTTTATCAAACTCTACAGCTTGCTTAAAATACTTAGGTTCTTTATCTCTTAAATATCTCCACTCTTCATCACTATGGAATGGGCAATAATAACAAGCAGATCTCGGAGGCTCAGGATAACCATGTTTTTTCATCCATTGCTTACAATGATGTCTATGCATTTGTTTTTCGATAAGTGGCCAACGATTCTCGCACCATTTGTCACGAGACTCCTTCATCCGCTGTAATTCATCGTATGAAATACCAATCCACTGAGTTACCTTGACCTCTTTCTCCCCACGCTTGATTTCAAATAATTCTTTAATTTTTTTATGGATTGGGCGAATTTTGTAATCCTGTGTGCAAGCTCTTCCTATTGCGGCAGTAATTTCACCATTAGGGGATATACCAAACTTTGGGATGATGCCTTTCATGTAGGTGCTTCCTTTTTTGCCATTCGGTGAGTCATTCTGCCTGACCTTTGGTTCTAAGCAGTCTTTCGTGAGATCACCCTTCGTTACCCGATACACAGCAAACGGCAACTGCTTCTCCAACCAATCTAGGTAGTCGTACACACTTTGAGGTTCTGCTTGTGTATCCGCAAAAATCGCACAATCAGGCATCGGAGTAATTTCACCTTTTGCCGCCATTAACGCCATTGTGGATGACTGCACACCCGCTCCTAATGATAGTACATTAATCATTGCCTCGCCTGTATCTCCATTCCCACAATTATTGCATCTTCGAGCGTTTTGATCGGGATTTCTTCTTTACCCACAACGAACCCCTCCGTATCTCTTCCAACCTCTCTTGGCTTA